ACTCGATGCGGCGCTGCGGCAGGCAACCGATTCCTCGGGCACCAGTGCCAAGGTGATCTCTCCCGCCAAGGGCATCACGCAGCTCACTGCGGCGGGAACCGACAGCGACAAGCAGGCGGTCCTCAAGATCCGCTCCGACGAGCTCGATCACGAGAACGGTTTCTACTTCGTCGGCTTGCGCATCACCGTGGCGGTCGCCTCGTCCGACGGCGGTGCACTTCTGCTCGGCCTCGCCGGCCGGTTCCAGCCCGGGACCGATCTGGCTGCGGTTGACGAGATCGTGACGTAGGAGGAACCCATGTGGGTACGTTTTATCGCGACGCATAAAGTCCCCGTCCGCGGCGTGACACAGGTTTGTGAGGCCGACAGTCTCGTGGAAGTCCACGACGACGAAGGGGCAAATCTGATCAAACGCGGGTTCGCCAAGCGCGCGCAAGCGCCGAGGTCGGAGTCGGCTGTGAAGCCTGAGCCGGAGCCGAAGCCCTATGTGTCTCCGCAGCCGGAGAAGGGTCCGTTCGAGGAACCAAATCCGAAAGTCAAAATCACGCGAGCCGGCGTCACGCGCAAGGTCCGGTATTGATCTGATGGCGATCTGGTGGAGGGTCCCGGCGATGTGGTCTGACGAGACGGTACTCGTCATCGCCACGGGACCCTCCCTCTCCCTGCCCGATCTCGCCATCGCGCACGACTGGCGGCGCGATCGCGAGCGGACGAAGGTGATCTCGGTCAATGACGCCTACCGCTACACGAGCGGCTGGGCGGACATGATCTACGCCTGCGATCTGAAGTGGTGGAAGCTCCACTATGCGCGCGTCCGGATGGCGCACTGCGTGACGATCGACGACAGCGTGCCCTATCCGATCCACGTGCTGCGCAACACCGGGATCGATAGCTTCGACCCGGACCCGTCGGCGATCCGCTCCGGCGGGAATTCGGCCTATCAGGCCGTGCACATCGCGGCCCATGCCGCCGCCCGGCGGATCGTCATGCTCGGCGTGGACTACCGGCCCGGCGAGCGCGGGATGAGCCACTGCTTCGGCGATCACCCGCCGGGGCTTCAGACAAACCCGCCGTGGAAGGAATTCATCGGCACCTTCGCGACGATTTTGCCGGCGCTTGCCGAGCGTGGAATCGAGGTCGTGAACGCATCGCCGGGCTCCGCGCTCGACTGCGTACCCTACGTGCCGCTCCGGGAGGCGCTGGCCTGATGGCTGAATATCAGAGGGCGCCGACGATCGAAGGGATCCGGGAGGATCACGTCTCGCGCTATCGCTGGGCGGCGCGGTCCTGCGCCGGGCTCCGCGTGCTCGACGTGGGCTGCGGTTGTGGCTACGGCGCCGCCATCCTGGCTGAGGCCGCGCGCTCTGTGATCGGTCTCGATCGCAATCCCGAGGCGCTGGCGTTCGCCCGCGCGCACTACTCGACGAGCGATCGCATCACATGGGGGCATGCAGAGCTTCCTTGCCGGCTGCCCGAGGCCGATGCCGTCACCTGCTTCGAGCTCCTTGAACATCTCGAAGATGATCTCGGCGCACTCAGGGAGATGCACGCGGCGCGGGCGCAGCAACTCCTCGTGAGCGTGCCAAACGAGGCAGCCCTGCCCTTCGCTGCGGGCGGGTTTCCGTACCACAAGCGGCACTACACGATCGGCCAGATTGCGACGCGGCTAGAGGCCGAGGGCTGGGCCCCGATCGTCGTCATGGGGCAGCGGGACGCGAAGGCGCCTGTCTGCGCGTTTTCAGGTTCGGACCGGACGATCGTCATGCGGTGTATCCGGAAATGAAGATCGTGATCTATCAGCACGCTCTGCAACACGCCGGCACCTGGCTTGCCGCGATGGAGGCCGGGATGATCCGACACGGGCATCGGCCCGTCATCGACATGTGGTCGGGCCGGGTGCACCAGTGCGATGTCGCGGTCGTGTGGGGCATCGGCGCCTATCGTGCTGTCCTCGCGGCGGGGCGGACAGTGGTGATCGAGCGCGGCTACATGGGCGATCGCTTCGCCTGGACCTCGGCCGGCTGGGATGGGCTCAACGGCCGCGCGGCCTTCCGCAACCAGGACGTGGACGGCGCGCGCTGGGATCGCCACTTCGCGCCGCTGATGCAGCCCTGGCGCGGCGTCGTGGGCGGACAGCACGTCCTCGTGGCCGGACAGGTCGCGGGCGACAGCGCGGTGCGCGGCGTCGATCTGCCGGCATGGTACCGCGCCTGCGCGGCGGCCTATCCCGGCGCTCAAATCCGGCCGCATCCGCGCACGATGGGGATCGATAATGGCGTCCGTCGCTCCGGCCTGCCGATCGTCGATGGCACTTTGGCGGGCGCACTCACGGCCGCGCGCCTCGTGGTCACGTACAACAGCAATCTCGGCACCGACGCCATGCTCGCGGGCGTGCCCGTGGTGGCGTGCGACGAGGGCTCCATGGTCTGGCCGGTCGCGGGCCATGCGCTCGGCGGTCCGGTCGTCGAGCCGACGGCGGCGCAGCGCGTCGCCTGGGCGCATCGCATGGCGTGGTGCCAGTGGACGATCGAGGAAATGGCGGCCGGCGAGTGCTGGGCGCATCTGAGGAGTGGGATCGATGAGCGACATTGAGCAGTACGAGGAATTCATCCGGTCGATCGCCGGCCGGCGCGACATCGCCGATCCCGGCTTGCTCGTCGATCAGATGATCGCGCGGTGCGAGGCCTACTTGGCAGACGGGCAGAAGGCCGAGAAGCACGACTACTACCGGGGCGAGCTCGCCCGCTGGCAGGGCATCCAGCGCGTGCGCCAGCGCCTGAGCGCGGAGGGCTGATCCGATGGCTTTCTTCATCACGAATGTCGCCGCCAAGGCCGCCGCGGACGCGGTCGTCGATCTGGTCGATGGCGGAGCCGGCGCCGGTCTCCTGCGGATCTACGCGGGCTCTGTCCCGGCCGACGCGGACGCCGCGCTCGGCGGAGCGACGCTGCTCGCCACGCTCACGATGTCCGATCCGGCGTTTGGTGCAGCGGCGGACGCCGCTCCGGGCGCCACTGCGACGGCCTCGGCGATCACGTCCGATACCAGCGCGGACGCGACGGGCACCGCTTCGTTCTTCCGCCTGCTCGACAGCAACGCACTCGCGATCATGCAGGGGCTCGTCACGGCCACGGGCGGCGGTGGGGATATGGAGATCAACAGCGTGTCGATCACGTCCGGCGTCACGGTGCAGTGCACCAGCTTCACCTACACCCAGCCGGAGAGTTGAGGAGGATAGGCGATGCCGAGCCAATTTCTCCTCGAAACCGCACCGACGCCCAGCGAGGTCGTGTGGGCACATACGACGCTCGCTGTGACCGGGATTACTCGCACCCATCAGATGAACCTGACGAGCCTTGCGGCGAGTGCCTACATCCAGGGCGCCAAGGCTGATCTCAGTGCCAACCCGGCGTCCGAGTACGATGTTGAGGTCGCGCTGAAGTGGATCTCCACTCCGGTGGTGACCGCTGGCGGGCTCGTCTACGTCTACTTCGGCTTCTCGGGGCACGCGACCGCGGGCACGCTCAACCCGGCGGGCTTGAGCGGCGCCGACGGTGCGTATGTGGGCTACACGTCCGACGACGCCGACGATGCGCAGTTCCACCTGCCGCCGCCCTATCTCTTCCGTGCTGTCGCACGGGGCGCCACGGTGCAGCGCATTCGCTTCGCGACGCCGCTTCTGACGCAGGCCCGCCACGTCTCGCCGCTCGTGCGGAACGAGACGAGCCAGGCGCTCTTCGGCGATGGGGTGGACATGTACGTCCGGCTCGTGCCGCACGTGATCGAGAGCCAGTGAGCAACCGGCTGCCATCCCGCCGCATCCGCGGCTTCCTCCGGCACGATCTTCAGCTCGCGCTGGTCAACGAGGGCGGGCTGTGGGTTGACTACGGGCCGTCGCGCTTTGGGGGCGAGCGCTTCCAGATCGGCGCGGGCGCGCCGGCCCTGCGGCTCGTGGACGGCTTCAGCGTGCCGGGCAAGTTCTACGCGCCGACCGACCGCGAGTTCGCGCCCAACATGCCCGACACGCTCGAGATGTCGGCGACGCGGACGAACTGGACGTTCGCGGTCTGGACTTCGGGCATCGCCGACACCGCAGCCAACCGCACGATGTGGCGGACCGACGTGGCGACGGCCTTCCGCGTCACGATGCGGCTCACCACGGGGGACGTGCCGGAAATTATTGTCGCGGCGACTTCGGGGAACCGCACCTATCGCGCCGGCGTTGCCGCGACGGCCGCGGAAATGTCCGACCGGACGCTGTGGGTCTGGTCAGGCGACACATCGCAGACGTTAGGAACTGATTTTCGTGTCTCGGCCAATGGCATTTCGAGGGGCCTCGCCACGATCACCGGCACGGGCGGCTACGCGAGCCAGGCCGGCTCCAACCTCAACCTGGGGTCGAACGAGGGCGCGACGCTGGGACTCAATGGCGTGCTGATCGCGTTCCTCGCTTGGAGCCACCTGATTGATGCCACGGGTGTTGCGAACGGCACGGCGGTCAATTTTGACCAGATGCTCCACGGCCTCGGGATCGACGGCCTGTTTGAGCCGGTGCCGCGGCGGTATTTCCTGGCTCCGGCTGCGGCTGAGGGCATCACCGGCACTGGCGCGGTGACCGCAGCGGCAGCACTCGCGGCGGCGTCAGGCGCGCAGGTTCATATCGGCACTGGGGCTCCGAGCATTGCCGCCGCGCTTGCGGCTGGCGCCGGGGCGCAGGTGCACATCGGGACCGTCGCTGCGGCCTCGGCGGCGGCCCTCGCGGCGGCGGTGGCGGCGCAGATCCATACCGGAACTGTGGCCGTCACCGCTGCTGCGAGCGTGGCCGACGCGATCGGGCTCGTCGGCGACGTGATCTCCGGCTCGGCGGATGTCTTCGCGGCCGCGGCCATCGCAGCGGCGGGCGGCGCGCAGATCCATATCGCCACGGCTGCGGTGCTGATCACCGGCGCGTCGGCGTCGGGCGTCGGCATTCTGCCGATCTCGGGCGCGGCGGCGGTGTCCGCGGCGGAGGCGATGGTGCTCGCGGCCGGCGGGATCGTCATAACGGGCACGGCGGCGGTCACGGCTGCGGCTGCGATCGTCGAGGCTGCGGGCTCCATCCCGACAGTCCCGGTGCTGATCAAGGCGACGGTGACAGTGGCGGACAGCCCGCTCACGAGCCTGACGGTGAGCGACGCATGACGATCAACAGCTACGCGCGCGGGGCGGTGGTGAGGATCGAGTGGACGTTCCTGGATCAGAACGGAACCGTGACCGATCCCGACGCGGTGCTGCTCGACGTGAAGCGCGGCGACCGGACGCTCGTGACCTACGTCTACCTCGGGAGCCCGGACCTGATCGTGAAAGACAGCACGGGCGTCTATCACGCCGACGTGCCGCTGACGGTCTCGGGCACCTGGCACTACCGGGCCTACGCGACAGGCGAGGGCGCTGCGGCGGTGCACGCGAGCTTCTACGTCGAACCGACGCCGACGGATGCGTGAGATGAATTCGGTCGCCAGCAAGCGCACGGTCGATCCGGTTGACGAGCCCTGGACGCTCGCCGAGGTCGCGCAGCACCTCCGCGTGACAGACGCCGCAGAGCACTCGTACATCGCCTCGGCACTCGGGGCGGCGCGGCAGATGGCCGAGGACTACACCGGGCGCGCGCTGCTCAAGCAAACGTGGAAGTCCTACTGGCATGGCTTCCCGACGATCTTCACGCTCGGCCACCCGCCGCTGATCTCGGTCACCGCGATCCGCTATCTCGACGCCGACGGCACCGAGCAGACGCTCGCGACCAGCGTCTACCGCACCGTCAGCAACGACCTGGACGCGCCATTCATCGAGCTGGCCTACGGTGAGTCCTGGCCATCGACGCGCGGGATCTCGCAGGACGTGCATGTTGAGTACATCGCGGGCTATGGCGAATCGGCCGAGCTGATCCCGCTCCCCGTCCGGAAGGCGATCCTGCTCCAGGTCGGCGATCTCTACGAGCACCGGGCGAGCATCGCGGTCGGGACCGTGACGCAATTGCATCTCGCGGCCGAGCTCCTGCTCGTGCCGTACGTGGCGCAGCTTCGATGAACGCGGGCGACATGGACCGGCGCATCACGATCCGCTCGATCGCGGTCGTCAACAACACGCGGGGCGAGCCGATTGCGACGGAGGCCACGTTCCTCGCGAACGAACCGGCGCGCGTCCGGCAGAAGAGCGGGCGGGAGCTCGTCGTGTCCGATCAGATCCAGGCCGAGCGGACGACGGAGTTCACGGTGCGCTATCGGGCCGGCTTCGAGGAGACGATGCGAATCACCTATGAGGGCGACGACTACGACATCCTCGCGATCGAGGAGATCGGCCGGCGCCACTGGCTGCGGCTCGTCACGACGAGGCATGCGTGATGGTCGCGAAATTCGAAGTCAAGCTCGAGGGTGCCAAGGAGCTCGACGAGGTGCTCCAGAAGCTCCCGCGCGGGGCACAACGGCTCGCTCTCGTCGGCGCGCTGCGCGCTGCGGCCAAGCCCATCCTGGCGGCCGCGCGCTCCAAGGTGGCCGTGCGCACTGGCGGGCTCAAGAAATCGCTCGGCGTCCGCGTCTTGCGGAGCCGGGTGCATCAGGCGGCGGTGGCCATCGGGCCGCGCCCGGGCCGCGGCGGGGATCACGGCATTCTGGTTGAGTACGGGACCGTACCAAGGACGCGGGTCTCCGGCGGCTCGACGGGCGCCATGCCGCCGCAACCCTTCCTTCGGCCGGCGCTCGACAGCAACCGCGAGCGGGCGGCGAAGATCATCGTCGAGGAGCTCGGCGATCGGATCGCCCGCGAGGCCGAAAAGCTGACGCGGCGCTTCAAGAGCAAGGGGGGCCGGTGACATGGCGCTCCTCTACGACGCGCTCTACGCGCTCCTCACGGCCGACGCGACGGTCTCGGGCATCGTGGGCACGCGGGTGCATCCCGTGCTGCGCGCGCAGGACGGCGACCTCCCGGCGCTGGTCATGACGCGCGTCGGGGGCGAGCACGCCGTGCGGCATGAGGGCGCGGCGAGCTTCGCGCGCACGCGGGTGCAGATCGACAGCCTCGCTGCGACGGCCACGGCCGCGCAGGATCTCGCGGACGCCGTGCGCCAGGCGCTGGACTACGCCCGCGGGACATACGGCGGCTTCCGGATCGATCGCGCGCAGGTCGCGGCGCCGCCCATCGACTTTTTCGACGGCACGAGCCTCACGCAGCGCGTGACGCAGGACTACTCAATCTCCCACGGTGAGGTGACACCATGACCGCAGCAATTGAAGCCCAAGGGACCCTGCTCAAGGCAGGGAACGGCGCCTCGCCGGAGGTTTTCACGACCATCGCCGAGGTCAACGACATCAGGTGGAACGGCCTCGCGACGACCCAGATTGAGGTAACTAACCACGGCTCAACCGGCGGCTTCCGCGAGTACATCCTGACCAACCAGGATGGCGGCGAGGTCGTCTTCGATGTCAACTATGTGCCCGGCGCCACCACGCACAAGAACGCGGCCGGCGGCTTCCTCAAGCGCTGGGTCGACAAGACGACGGACAATTACACGGTTACCTGGCCGTCCTCGCCGGTGGTGACGTGGAGCTTCGCCGCGATCATCACGAACATGGACTTCAGCGCGCCGGCCCGCGACGCGGCGCTCTCGGGCACCGTGACGCTGAAGGTCACCGGCCAGCCAACGCTGGTGTAGGCCCATGGCAAACCGCTACCGCGGCGAGGTCGCGATCACGATCGGGGAGCGGGCCTGCACGCTCGTCTACGACTGGCAGGCGCTGGCGACGCTCCGCACGGAGGTCGGCGAGGACTGGACGGATCGTGTGGCCGCCATCGAGCGGACCACGGATGTCGATCTCCTCGCGCGCGTCGCCGCGATCGGCCTCAAGCGCGAGTGGCCGGAGTGTACGGCCGAGCAGATCATGCAGGCATCGCCGCCATTCGGGCTCCTGATCGTCGGCGTCATGAAGGCCCTCACGCTGTCCTTCTGGGGCGAGCGCGGACCGGAGGCAGACGACGGCACGCGCCCTCCGAGCCGGCAGGCGAGCCGCGAGACCAGATCGCGACAGCGCGACGCGCAGCCTGCCGGACCGGCCTC